ATCCCTATATTTATACTGCTTTATTAAGCTGCTACGTCTTTTTGTAGGACCTTGGGCTACTCTCCCCCTAAGTCTCGAATTTTTCAACGTAGCAGTTTAATAAAGTAGTATAAAACTACTTGAAGGGGGAGGGAAAATATGAGTGAAACCAGTAAAAAGAGAAAGAGAATTAGGCCAGCTCTGACTCCTGAAGCCAGAGAAGACCAGCTAATCGCACTAGCAACTAACTTAGCAGAGAAACAATTGCTAGAAGGAACTGCATCTTCACAAGTTATAACCCATTATTTAAAGATGGGATCTACAAAAGAAAGAATTGAGAGAGAAATTATGAAAGAACAACGAGAAATGATCAAAGCAAAGACTGAAGCTCTCAAATCTGAGAAGAGAGTTGAAGAGTTATATGCTCAAGCTCTAGACGCAATGAGAAAATATTCAGGACAAGAAGTCGTTGACGATGGTGAAGACTATGAAAAGCTATAGCGAGATGATGAAACTAAAGACTTTTCAAGAAAGAGTCGATTATCTTTACCTTGGAGACATGGTCGCTCACGAAACATTTGGGCGACTAAGATATTTAAACCAAAGATTTTACACTTCGCTACTATGGAGAAAGACTAGAGATAATGTGATAATACGAGACCAGGGTTGTGATCTAGGAATAGAAGGATTAGACATACCTAGCAATAGAATCCTGATCCATCATATAAATCCTATATCAATTGATGATCTTATAAACATGAGTCCCTGTCTTACTGATCCAGAAAACTTGATTTGCTTGACACAACTGACTCACAATTACATTCATTACGGTTCACAAGACAATTCTAGGATGGCATATATGGTTTATGGAGCTGATAGAAGCCCTAACGATACATGCCCTTGGAAGAAACTGTAAAGGAGGTGATTGAATGTCCGATAGTGTTCTATTGTCTATTAAACAAATGTTAGGAATAAGTCCTGAAGACACAAGTTTCGATGTTAATGTTATCATGAGTATAAATACAGCTTTAACAATTCTTATGGATTTAGGTTTGACTGAAGTTGAAGACGAAATAGTAATTGATGATGATATGACATGGGATGATTTGTTAGGTGGAAGAACAGATATCGAGTATGTTAAAACATACGTATACCAAAAGGTTAAGATGATATTTGACCCGCCTACAAGCACAGCGGCCATAGACGCTATGCAGAGATCTATTAGTGAACTCGAATGGAGAATATGTAATAATGGGAGGAATTAAGTATGAATCCAGAAGACAGAGTTGATGAATACCTAATGCATTATGGAGTATTGGGTATGAAATGGGGAAAAAGAAAAGCAAGGGCTTCTAATTCAAGCGAACAAGCCCCTAAAAAGAGACGTATGTCAAACAAAGAACTACAAGCTAGAATAAAAAGACTTAAACTGGAAAAAGAATTTGCTCAACTCACAGCAAGTCCACCTAAAACTAGTAGAGTTGAAAAGTTAGTAAAAGGCGCTGGTACAGTAGCAGCTTTAAGTACTTCAGCGGTTACTATTTACAAGAATATGGACAAAATAGCCAAAATGTATAAAGTGGCTAAGAGAGCTAGCGGTAATTAATTATGGCGTTATCTAATACCGCAGTCCCAAAATACTACGGAGAATTTCGTGACGCTGTCATTAGAGGCGAAATTCCTATATGTCGTGAGATAGAAATGGAGATGCATCGTATAGATGATCTTATTGCTAACCCAGGTGTATATTACGACGATAGAGCTATAGACGGTTTCATAAAATTTTGCGAAAACGAGTTAACACTAACTGATGGTGGCGAAGTTCGTTTATTAGATAGCTTTAAATTATGGGCCGAACAAATATTTTCATGGTTCTATTTCGTTGAACGTAGTGTATATGTTCCTAATGAAAATGGCCATGGTGGACACTATGTTACTAAAAAGATTAAGAAACGTTTAACTAATAAACAGTATCTTATAGTTGCCAGAGGAGCTGCTAAATCTATGTATGCTTCGTTCATACAGAATTATTTCTTAACTATAGATACTTCTACAACTCACCAAATTACAACAGCCCCAACAATGAAACAAGCTGAAGAAGTTATGTCTCCTATAAGAACAGCTTTAACTGTTTCAAGAGGACCGCTGTTTAAATTTCTTACCGAAGGGTCTTTACAAAACACCACAGGATCAAAAGCTAAGAGAGCTAAATTAGTATCTACTAAAAAAGGTATAGAAAATTTCATGACTGGATCCTTACTCGAAATAAGACCCATGAGCATAAACAAATTACAAGGTTTAAGAACTAAAATTAATACCGTGGACGAATGGTTATCAGGAGAAACCAGAGAAGACGTTATAGGTGCTATAGAACAAGGTGCTTCTAAGATAGATGATTACTTAATAGTAGCTATAAGTTCAGAAGGTACAGTCCGTAACGGTATTGGAGACACTATCAAAATGGAATTAATGAGTATACTTAAGGGTGAATATGTTAATCCGCACATTTCAATCTGGTATTATAGATTGGACGATATAAATGAAGTAGCTAATCCTGAGATGTGGCCTAAAGCTAATCCGAATATAGGTATGACAGTTAGTTATGAAACTTATCAACTGGATGTCGAAAGAGCTGAGAAGGCTCCTGCTTCTAGAAATGATATTTTAGCTAAACGTTTTGGTATACCTATGGAAGGTTACACATATTTCTTCACTTACGAAGAAACTTTAGTCCATAAATTTAGAGAATATTGGAGAATGCCTTGTGCATTAGGAGCCGATTTGTCAAGAGGAGATGACTTCTGTGCTTTCACATTTATGTTCCCACTACCAGATGGTTGTTTCGGTATTAAAACTAGAAACTATATAACCTCTTTAACTCTTAATAAGCTTCCTCTAGCTATGTATCAAAAGTATCAAGACTTTATAGCCGAAGGTAGTTTAATAGTTATGGAAGGAACCATACTTGATATGATGGAAGTGTACGACGATCTAGACCAATTTATATTAGATAGACAATTCGATATATGTGCATTTGGATATGACCCTTACAATGCTAAAGAATTCGTTGAAAGATGGTGTAAAGAGAATGGAAGTTATGGTGTAGAGAAGGTAATTCAAGGTGCTAGGACTGAATCCGTACCATTAGGAGAATTGAAGAAGTTAGCTGAAGAACGTATGCTATTATTCGATGAAGATATAATGGCTTTCTCCATGGGTAACTGTATAACTATAACAGATACTAATGGAAATAGGAAACTCCTAAAGCAACGTAACGACCAAAAGATAGACCCTGTGGCTGCTATGCTAGACGCATTCGTAGCATACAAGGTTCACATAGAATTATTTGAATAGGAGGATGTCAAAATGGATAATCCATTAAATGTGATAAAGCACGCTTGGACTCTTTTCACAAATAATAAGAATCCTACTGTTGTACAGCCCTCTGGTACTAGTTATAGTATAAGTCCTACTAGACCTAGATTCACAAGGGGGAGTGAAAGGACTATAGTTACATCTGTATACAACAGAATAGCTATAGACGCTTCTACTATCGACGTTATGCATGTTAGATTAGACGATGAAGGGCGATTTAAAGAGCCTATAAAATCTAATTTAAACAATTGTTTAATGGTGGAAGCTAATATAGACCAAACTTCTAGAGCATTTTTTCTAGACATTGTTATATCAATGTTAGATGAAGGTTGTGTCGCGGTTGTTCCGGTAGAAACAACTATAAGTCCTGTCAATACAGAGTCTTATGACATAAGTCAACTTAGAACAGGACGAATTATAGAATGGTTTCCAAAAGATGTGACAATTAGATTATATAATGATAGAACTGGATTATACGAAGATGTCACTTTACCAAAATCTAGAGTAGCTATAATAGAGAATCCACTATATTCAATAATGAATGAACCAAACTCAACTATGCAACGTTTAATTCATAAGTTATCATTGATGGATATTATAGATGAAGAGTCTAGTTCTGGTAAATTGGATCTTATAGTTCAATTGCCTTATATAATAAAGAATGAAACCAAAAAAGCTCAGGCTGAAGAAAGAAGAAAACAGATTGAAGACCAACTTCAAGGTAGCAGATACGGAGTTGCCTATATAGATGGTACTGAAAAAGTTACACAACTTAATCGCTCCGTAGAAAACAATATTCTTAAACAAGTAGAGTATTTAACTAATTTATTGTACTCGCAATTAGGTCTGACTCAGGCTATAATGGATGGTACAGCCGATGAGAATGCTATGAATAACTATTTCAATAGAACCGTTGAACCTGTTATATCAGCAGTTG